TTCGGACGAAACACTGGCACATAAGGATGCATGAAGCATTCGTTGCTATTCGGGATGAAAATCCACGCATTCACGTCCACGGTCTGCGCATGTTAGATGGTCGTGTCTTTGGCAACTATCCGCTTACTACAGCTGACAGTACAAATCTGGCATGCAATGTGCCAAAAACCGAAGTGAAATATCCTGAGCTGACATCCCAGCTCCGCGCTATCGGCTGTACTGAGGAAGAAGTACTCGCGGGTCGCTGCGCAATCTTACGGAAAACCATCGAAATGGTGCAGCCGCCCACATTGGCGGAATATTTCGAACGTTATGAAGCAAAGCGTTCCCCCCAGATGTGTCTGGAGTTTTAAATGAAAACTCCTGTTCAAACGAACCGTTTTTCTCCTGAAATTATCGTGCCTAACGAGTGGGCGTTTCCCTGGAACAAACCACGCCAGGCCGTTTCTGGTCTGGAAAGACCGCTTACCCGTGATGAATACGATCAAGGGCAAGCTGTTTTAATCAAAGTAAAAAACCTCTCTACTGACCTGCGGGAAATTTTCACAGGTCGCCATGCGTATCTGCTGAAAACGCAGGGTATTCACGCCGCCAATAAATATCTGGTTTATACCCTTGGTCGAAGCATCCTGCCTCGCGTCGAAGCAGTCAATGCCGCTCATGCAATGAATGTTAAAGCCTCGATGAAATTCATGTCTGAGGCAGACACCTATCACAGCCTGCCGAGTATGAGCGATAAACCGCTGCGCCGGTTCGCCCAGGACATCGCCGGACAACTCAAAGAAATCTATGAAGACCGTTGTGATCAGTTGCTTGCTCAGTACAACGGGGATAATTCGATTCTGTTTGAGCGTGATACCCAGTGCGAGCTATACCGCGAAATCGCCGGTATGGCACAGGCTTTCAATATCACGCCGATGTATTGGGCAAAATTTTGCAAAGGCAAACTGGATGCCATTTCCGCTATCGCTGCCATGTCACGCCTGGTTAATCCGGATTGGTGGTTACGCCAACTGAAAGGCCAGCGCACCCGCTGGCGTGAATCTTTGCTGATCGCCATCGGCAAAGTAAACCGCGACGCTTCCCCCTATGCCAGTAAACAGGCTATTCGTGAAGTACGTGCGCGCCGTCTGTCTAATCTCGACTACCTGAAAAGCTGCGACCTGGAAAACATCGAAACCGGCGAGCGTTTCAGTCTGATCGATAAAGTGATGGCGAGCATTTCAAACCCTGAAATCCGCCGCATGGAGCTAATGAGCACTATTGCCGGCACTGAAAAATATGCCGCCGCAAATGGCGACGTCGGGATGTTCCTGACCCTCACCACGCCTTCCAAATATCACCCGACCCGCATAGTTGGCAAGGGCGATAAAAAACGCGTTCAGCGAAATCACGCCTGGGATAAAGAAGCCTTTACCCCGAAAGATGCACAGCGTTATCTGTGTGGGATCTGGAGCAAAATGCGCACTGCGTTTAAGGATAACGATTTGTCTGTATACGGTATGCGGGTAGTGGAACCTCACCACGACGCGACGCCGCACTGGCACATGATGCTATTCACCAAGCCCGCCATGCGTCAGCGCGTGATCGATATCATGCGCAAATGCGCCATGAAAGAAGACGGTGACGAACGCGGTGCAGCTAAAAACCGCTTTGACTGTAAGCACCTAAATCGCGGCGGCGCGGCTGGCTATATTGCCAAATACATCGCAAAGAACATCGACGGTTATGCACTGGAAGGCGAGCGCGACCACGAAACCGGCGAGTTGCTGACTGACTCCGCGGCTGCTGTTACTGCCTGGGCTGCTACCTGGCGTATACCGCAGTTTCATCCTATAGGCCTGCCTACCATGGGTTCATACCGTGAGTGCCGCCGCATCCGTTCCATCAGTCTGACTGAAACCTTTGACGAAGAAGTGGAAGCTGTCCGTGCTGCTGCTGATGCCGGTGATTTTATGGCATACATGTCAGCCCAGGGCGGCGCAAATGTGCCTCGCGACGATCAGACTGTGCGCGTAGCCCGCCGCGTGGCTGACGAGCTGAACGCATACGATGAAGAAGTGAAAAAGGTTGTGGGCATTTTCGCGCCTCACCTTGGCGACTCCCGTGTTTATGAAACCCGTACAACTCAATGGCGCATCGTTTCTTCCGCCGTTGACGTGGAGGTTTTGACCTTAAAAAGCGCCCCCGGCGCGCCTCGGAGTCCTGTCAATAACTGTGGGTTAAGTGGAAAGAAACAGGCTACAAATTGGCGTGATAGCCAGGCTGGGAACGCGCCTACAGCGTCTAGTTCTGACAGCCTGCAAGTTATTGACTGGACAGACACAGCCGCCGTGAGGGCGATTGTGGCGCGTATAAGGGAGGAAACACCGAGAGTCAGCAAGGCGCAGCGAAGTTTTGACCCAACAAAGGGGCGCGATGTTGCCCATCAGCAAGATTGACGGCTGAAGAGCGGGCGCGATTACCACAGATTGAACAGGAATTGCTTAAAAACGATATCAAAGCTCAAAGATGGGAGCTGGAAGCATTAACCCGGGGAGCCACAATAAGTTTTGGTGACGTTGTGATCCATCATCCCCCTCTTATGGACTGGCAGGAATTTTATGAAGACTAAGACTGGCGAAACATTCATCTAAGCTATTGGTTAAACAATAACATTCAGTTTTTATTGGAATTTGTTAAGAAATGGTAATATTATACTGTATAAATAACCAGTGTATTGGAGTGGGTGATGGAATCCTCGCATGAGCTAAAGATGGCTTTGATAAAAATCCGGCTTATGGCTGACATCTCACAGTCAGCCCAGTGCAGAAATGACGAGTACGCACTGGTGATGGAAATGATCTCTAATATGGCCGATAGCGTTCTGGATGAAGAAGACGCGCAATCAGTGCCGTTCTCTGTTTACGAAGATGAAGAATAACCAGGAACGCGGGAGATGCCACTTGGGCAGCTCTGCATGCAGTGAGTGCATGATTTTGCATTGAGATCGCCCTGCTCTTTTGCCCCTGCGACACCAGTGCTGACGTGGATCACAGTGGATCACGCAAGTGCATTAAAAGCGACCTATAAAGCGGGCAGGCGTGGCGGGGATAGCATTGCGCGCAAGACAATAGTTACTTTGTGCTGAACCTCTATAAAAATTAACTTTAACCACATGAAATTATGACATTTTTATGTATACGAAAATTAATGCTTCCAAATATCAACCTTTTTTTGTAAGGTTTTGTTTAATTAGGCTTAATCCTATATTAAACAAGGAAGATGCTATGAGTCTCAACCCCTATGATGCTAGTGCTTCAATGCTCGGTTACATCTACCAAATAAGATACGCATTATTAGCTGCATTAAGAAAGTTTGAAGAAGTTGAAGATCCGGATCTCTACTTTATTTCTATTGAAAAATTAGATGATATATCATTCGATGCAGATGGAAGCCCGGAAGAACTTCTTCAGACAAAATTTCATGGTGTCCCAGCCAATCTAACAGATAAAAGCCCTGATATCTGGAAAACTTTAAGAATTTGGGCTGAGTATTTCAAGAATTCACCATCTGTTTATGCATCTACAAATTTCTTTCTAATTACAACTGAAGTAGCTCAAGATAATAGCTTAGCTTACTTTCTTTCAATACATGAATCAAAGAGAGATATAGATAAAGCTATTAAAAAATTAAAAGCACTGCTAGTTGATCAACCTAGCGAAGAAAATAAAAAAGGATATCTAGCTATTAACTCATTGACACAAGTGGAACTAGCTAGCTTGATTTCAAAAATATTCATCCTTGATAAGACTAAGGGCATCAAAGACCTTCATATTGAACTAACCAAAATGTTAAGATTACAGTTCGACCGTAGTTATTTGAAAGCTAGTATTGAGAGGCTTGAAGGGGCATGGTTTAAATTATCTATCGACAACTTGAATAATGACATAAACAAAATTTGCTTAAATGAAATTCAGGATATCATTGAAGACATTCGAAAACAAATGCATCCCCTTAACCTACCAAATGATTATTCTGAAACACCGATAGATAGGTTAGGTAAAATAAATCATGACCACTTATTTATCCGACAAGTCAAGTTATTTACTGACAATCCAGACGTGATTAATTTAGCAATGGAAAACTATTACCGTAGTTATTATCAAATTGCGAAGTGGAGTGCTGATGGCCTCTTGATGCCTACAGAAGCAAAAAACTATCACAACAAAGTGCTAACTGAATGGAGAAATACATATCATCTTTCTGAAATGGATGGCCCTTTCGTTAGCGAGGATGACAAAAGAAAATTCGCTAAAAATGTTTATAAAGAGTGCCAAAATGAAAGACTCGTATCAATCAGAGAGCGTTTCGTAGAGAATTTCGTTTGTCGTGGAACATACCATTACCTATCAAATGAAAAAAAATTATGGTGGCACCCCGAGCACCTCACCTTATTAAAAAATGATACTAAGGAGGATGAGTGAACATGCTCAACACTATAGACACTCTTTCACGTGAAGAGCTAAACTTATTCAATCCTTATTATTGCTCCGTGTTATTATATAACCTTTTAAATACAGAAGAATCAAAAGATAATGATGGATTGGATTGTTCTCTATTATTTTTAACATTACCATTAATCATGAGCCGAGAAGTAAATGAATGTATGCCCTACACAAAAAAAACAACACTCTATACATGGCTTGACGATAATCCATGGATACTCGTTAGATTCGATGAGCGAGTTAAATACTATTTTGATCTAAGTCTCCTTGCACTTAAAATATTACGTGACTATAAAATAGTTAATATTAGCCTGAGCGGTAGGATAATACTTAATCCTGAGCGGAAACTACCTAGTGCGAAAATCTTGAGGCAAAGTAATAACTTTGATAAACATCTCAAAACTGCTTCTCTTTTAGGAAATTGGTTTTCATCTCATACAACCTCATCAATTTATACTGCTTTTGGAGTGCAACCATGATTAAAATATCTAAATTATGCCTTTACTCTAACAAAGGAGAAAGCAGAGAATTATTATTTTCCAACCCTGGTTTAAATATCATAACCGGAGCATCCAAGAGAGGTAAATCTAGTATTCTAGACATTGTGGAATATTGTCTAGCGGCTAGTGATTGCAATATTGCTCACGGACACATAAGAAAAAATGTAAAGTGGTATTCTGTTGTTGTAGCAGATGGTTTAAACGAATATTTCATAGCCAGAAAAAATCCCGAAAAAAATTCTAAAGTAAGCAATGAATTCCATATAACACCGATTAAAAAATCTCAACTCCCGCATTTCGACGCGCTAGTAAAGAATGCTAATAACCTAGATGCAATTAATTTCCTAACAAAACTATGTAGAATGGAATTAGGTAAAACAGAAGTTCCTTCGGGACAAACCAGATCATCAATTAATATAGATTTTAAAAATTCATTATATTTGTACTTTCAAAACCAAGATGAAATTGCTAATAAGAAGATGATTTTCCATAGACAATCTGAACCATTTTTACCTCAAATGATTGTTGATACAATCCCTTACTTCATTGGCGCAACCAGTTCCAGCAGAATATATGATAAAGATACTCTACGCAATTTAAAGCGAAAGTATAAATTAGTTTTTAATAAATACATGGAGTTAAAGAATCTTGGAAATGAAGGCAGTAACAATGCTTATGCCTTACTTAGTGATGCTAAAGCAGTTCAGATTTATGATGGTGAAACTAGCCCTAGCAGTACTTTAGATTTAATTAATGCATTGGACGAAATCTCCAAATGGTCTCCCACAAATGACGCTGAGTTTACTATTTTAGGCAATGAAAACTTTAAAATAGAAATACAATATAACGAACTTCTGAATGAAAAAAGGATTATCAATGATAAAATAAACTCTCTTGAATCATTCAATCATATAGCTAGCAACTATGACTCATCGAAAGAAGAGCAACTAATTAGGCTAAAATCTATAGATTTATTCGAAAAAATTGATAAAAATAATACTTTTGATAGCGAGTTGAAAGAGATACTTAAAAGAAATGCATTTGAGTTAGAGTCCGAACTAGAAGACTCTCATAGGAATAGACCAAACCTTTCATCCACTATTGCATCACTAAAAGAAAAACAACTTGAGTTATCCAAACAGATTAAAGAGAAAAGAAATTATATAAAATCTTTAATGAAAATAAATATTGATCGAGATGAAAGTCAATCGAAATTCTTCGTGGCTGCTAAGATATCTGGTAAAGCTGAATTGTACTTAAACTCCATGAACAATGACGATCAACTAAAAGAATTAACTGCAACCCTTAATAACCTTGAAGATCAAATATCAGAAATTGAAAATGATTTAAGTCACTCTGCAATGGAAGAAAAACTCTCATCTCAATTAAGTTTAATTAATAGTGATATCACCCGTTGGGCAAGAGAGCTTAAACTTGAGCATAGTGAGTACCCAATACGATTAGACCTAAAAAAACTCACTATATGTGCAGATACTCCTAACGGGACAATCCCTTTATATCAAATGGGCAGCGGCGAAAATTGGGTTGGCTATCACTTAGTTACACACATTGCATTAGCAAAATGGTTTTCTGAACAAAATAGACCCGTTGGTAGATTTATTTTTTTAGATCAACCATCTCAAGTTTATTTCCCTGCAGAAAAATCCACCAATGGTAATATCGATGAGATTTTAAATGATGAAGATAGGCTTGCGGTAAAACGAATGTTTAAGTGGTTGCACGATGTTTCTAAAAACGATCTAAAAGAGAAAGTTCAAATAATTATCACTGACCACGCAGACATTGACGAACCTTGGTTCCAAGAAGCCATTTGTGATAACAAATGGCGGGGCGATGATTATCTCATACCTAAATCATGGTATGACGAAAAGATAAAATAGTCCAAACAACAACAGCTATTACATATAGCTGTTGTTATTAAATTATAATAAAATTCGATATAAGTTTACAGTTTAAAAAATTTAAATCTTATCAACTCATGATCAATATTAATTTCCCTCATCCTCTCCTGCAGCGGCGTCAGTTCATTCCTAACGAACACTTGCGCCGCCTTCTCCACATCCCCAAACCCGCCCGCATTATCAGGAATGATCCCCATCATCTGCGGTGGAACGCGATGCGCGCTCAGCAGGTCATCACGGCTGGATTTCTTGATGTTGAAGAAATCATCCTTAGTGGCGACCTCACTCAGAGGCAAAATCTGAATGCCGTCCTTTTTGCCGTTCGGCGCGTACATGAACAGGTTGCGGAAGTTGCCCAGGCCTTTGGTATCCCGCATCGCCTTACGCATTGAATCAATATCGCTGCTGCTCTGGGCGGCGTCGGTCATATACAGGATGTAACCTGCGTGCGCGCCGTTCTGGTAATACTTGCGGCGGAACAACGTCGCGGCTTCGTTTAGCCAGGCAGAGTTAAGCGCGCTCAGGTATTCCGGCAGACCGTAAATTTCCTGGTTAATGTCCGGTTCAATCAGATGAAAGATGCTGCCTGCTGCGAACTGGTGCGGTTCCTTCCAGCCCTGCACAAACCAATATGTCCCCTCTACCACTCCACGTCGTACATATTTTGCTGGCACAGCCTCAAATCGCAGCGGTTCGCCGAGCTGGTTGCGGACCAGTTCCAGGTACGCATTTCCGAACACCAGATAGTCCAGAGCAAATTTGCTGAACTCCTGCTGGCTCAGCAACGGATGCGGGATAAATGTCGAGGCGAGGATATTGCGCTTCACGTAAATCGGCGAGCTGTGATGAACGGCGGCGCGAAGGCTGCGGGCAAGGCCATCGAAACTTACCGGCGGCTCATACCAGCGGCCATTGCCAGTGCATTCGATATAATCCAGAATCTCGCGGCGGTCTAACACCGGCGTCGGATCACCGAAGCTGAATACCTCCGCGCCCTGCTGGTTTTCAGTAGTGTTGGTCTGCGTGGCTTTACGGTATTTGCGCTTACTCATTTAGTAGAACTCCAAAATGTTCGGGCTTTGTCCGCCATTAGCGGCGGTTAGCGGTTCGTTTAACAGGGCGTGCATGATTGCCCACGCGACGTCGGCGTGGCTGGCCTCTTCACTGCGGCTGGCTTCGTAGGTTGAACGGTTGCCGCTGGCGGTCATCGTTTTACGGATCGCCATAAACGAGGCGGTGATATCGGTATGGCCAGTGTCATATTCCAGGCGGCCGGAGCTGATGGTGTCCTTTGCTTTAAGTACCAGCGCAGTTTTCACCTCGGGGCTGTAACGAATCTCACGCGCCGCTGGAAAGAACTGCTGCACAAGCTGGAATACACCTTGCCCGATGCCAGTCGCATCGATACCGATGTACTCAACGGCATAACGATTGGTGAGTTCTTCGATACTTTTGGCCTGCGCGGCAAAGTCCATACCCTTCCACTGGTGACGCTCGAGCACGCGGAACTTGCCGCCGGAAACTACTGGTGGAGCAATTACCGCGCAGCCCGCGCTATCACCGGTGTGCGACGGGTCGTAACCAATCCACACGGGACGATAGGCAAAAGGTCGTTTCAGGTACGGGTCGAAGTCTTCCCACTCGTCCAGACTGTCCACCATGCATCCCTGCAACTCGGCGAACGGGAACACTGACGCCTGATCGTCCACAAACTCACACATCAGCAGGTTTTCATATTCGGCGGGGCTGTATTCCAGTTGCAGCTGTTCCAGGTCGAACAGGTTACAGCCACCAGACAGCGCATCTTCCACCGTCACAATCTGCCGCCACTGGCCGTCATCGCACAGAACGCCTTTGGACAGGTGCGCATGTGTCAGATCCAGTTCAATCCTGTCGGCTTTGTTGCGGCGCCCTTTGTTGAACAGTTCACCCGACCAGAACGGATAGGCGCTGTGTGCCAGGCTGGACGGTGTGGAGAAATAGGTGCTTCGCCATTTTTTATGCAGTGACATGCCGGAAGCCACTTTGCGCAGTTCCTGAAACTTGGGGATCCAGAAATATTCGTCCAGATAGAGATTGCCGGTGTAGCTCTGCGCGGTGCGAACGTTGGTACCGAGAAAAATCAGTCGTGCGCCGTTAGGCAGCACAATCGGGTCGCCTTTTAAATCGACATCTACCCGCCTCGCAAAGTCGATGATGTAGTTCTTAAAGACGTGCGCCTGCGCCTTACTGGCTGACAGGAAAATCTGATTGCGGCCGGTGGTGAGAGCGTCAATCAACGCTTCCCGGGCAAAGTAAAACGTCGCGCCAATCTGGCGGGACTTGAGGATGTTGCGGATACGGTGCTGAAGCCCGGCCTGGTGCCATCCGCGCTGATACTCAAACGACGTTTCAATGAAAATGTCACCGAGTTTCTCAATGGCCTCATCGCTGAAAACATTCTTATCGGGTGCCTTCCGTTCGCCCTTATTGCGGTTGGCAACGTTCGGATTTAAATCAGCCTCGCTGCCGGTATGGTTGTAACGGTTTACCCGTGCCAGGCGTTCAATCTGTCGGCCTAACAGGTCGATCTCTTTGTAGTCCTTCCCCTCCTTCACATCTTTCATGACGAGCTGGATTAGCCGCGCTTCCATGCTGGTTTCCACGCGAGAAATGGGTGCAATAGCCTCCCACTGATCGCGAGTTTTCCAGCTCTGCACGGTCGGCGTTTTTTGGCTCAGCATCTCCCCGATTTGCCGCACAGAAAAACCCTGCCAGTAAAGCAGTGCCGCCTGTCGGCGCGGATCGCTGATGATGGTGGAGTTTGAAATATTCATGCCGCCACGTTACCGGCCAGACAGCCGTTTTTCGCGCTGCCCACGTTGTGCCATCGGGCAACAACCCGCATCGGCTGGCGGCCTGCGGTGACTCTCTGGAAACTAACTCCCGTTCTCAACACTCATTACCGGAGTCACTCACATGGCAAAGAAAGTATCGAAATGGTTCCGCATCGGGGTCGAAGGCGACACCTGCGATGGCCGCGAAATTGATGCTAACGACATCAAGCAAATGGCGGAGACGTACAGCGCGAAAGCCTACGGCGCCCGCGTTAATCTGGAACACATCAAAGGCGTCTTACCGACCAGTGATTTCCGCCGTTATGGCGACGTGATCCAGCTGAAAGCCGAACAGATTGATGATGCGGCTGAACCGCTGCTTCATGACAAATGGGCGCTGTACGCGATGATCAGCCCGACCGCGGATTTAACGCAGATGGTCGGCGACGGGCAGAAGGTTTACACCTCGATGGAGATCAAACGTAACTTCGCCAATTCCAATAAATCCTACCTGGTCGGTCTGGCCGTCACCGACGACCCCGCAAGCCTCGGCACTGAAATGCTGGAGTTCAGCCGTACCGCAAAACAAAACCCGCTCGCCGGTCGTAAAACCGATCCGGACAGCCTCTTCACGGTTGCCACCGAAGCACTGATTGAGTTTGAAGATGCGCCGGAAACCGCCCCTTCTCTTTTCGCGCTGGTGAAACAAAAGCTCTCACGTAAACAGGCGTCAGACGATGCCCGCCTGGCTGATGTCCACGAAGCTGTCAGCGAAGTCGCTCAATACGCTCAGACCGAACTGGATAAGCATGAAACCAGTCTGACCGATCTGCTGAGCCGCGTCGATACGCTGGAAAAATCCACCGCTACCGAACATGACGCCCTCACTGAATTGAAAGGCAAGCTTGCACAGACACCGGCGCAGAACTTTAACCAGCGCCCGCACGCAACCGGCGGCACAGGCGCTGACGAGACAGTGACCGACTGCTGATCCGACACCTTTAATTCACACTTAGGAAATACGTCATGAAAAAAGAAACGCGCTTTAAATTTAATGCGTTCCTCTCCCAGCTCGCCAAGCTCAACAACGTTGACGTCCGCACGCTGGACAAGAAATTTAACGTCGAGCCGTCCGTCACGCAGACGCTGATGACACGATTACAGGAGTCCTCAGAGTTTCTGACCCGTATCAACATCATTCCGGTGGACGAAATGATGGGCGCAAAAGTTGGCGTCGGCGTGACCGGTACGATTGCCAGTACAACCAACACTGACGCCGGTGACGAGCG